AAATTGTAGCTGATAGCTGTTCGATCTCCGTCTGCCGTCACCGTCGCCGTGATGCGGTCAACGCCATCCACAACCGCATTCCTGATCGTGATCGTCGACGTGCCCCCGCCGCTGATCTTGCCAGCCGTCGCTGCTGTTACTAGCCGCAGCGCCTGCCTTAGCGTTAGGCCCGTTTCAACAATCTCCGTATCCAGCAGGTAGCTCGAGAAGCCTTGAGCCTCCAGCGTCACCGGTGGGGCGAACGAACCCGACATGGAGCCCGTCGCGTACCGGATCGCCTCGAAAGCAGCCACGCCTGCAAATGTCCCTGCGACGTTGCCCTTGGCGAGAACCGTCCCCGCGAAAGATGCAACGCCCGCGAATGTTCCCGCCGCAGCCAGAGCCGCGATGATATTGCCGTCGAAGGCCGCGACGCCTGCGAACGAGCCAGAACCCGAGACGACAAGCGCGCCCGTGCCCGCGAACGCTGCAACGCCCGCAAAGGTCGCCGCAAGGTTTCGGCCCTCGGCAATCGATGCCGTAAAGGATGCAACGCCCGCCGCCTGATTACGCGCCGCGATGGCGCCCGCCTTGGTCGGAAGCGCCCAGCCCGTGCCGCCGTATCCATCAGGCCGCGACGCAAGGCGCAGAATGGTGGATGGTGTTGATCGCTCCTGTAGGCTGAACTTTCTCCAGTCGCTGTTACGGTTCGTCGCGGCCCGTGTGTGCGCGTGAGCGCTAACGCCAACACCGGACGCGTGCGCCGTTGAGTTACCCGCGAGCCACTTGCACGGGCTCTTGTTCAGGACCGAATAGTTGCCGATCAGGGCCACGGATCAGCTCCAACCTAGATCGACCCTGCCGTAAAACGCGCTGTTGGCCGGTGTCGCCGCACCCGAATACAGCAGCCAGTAAAGCGCAGCCCCGTCATAGACACGCGGGAAGCTCGGAAGCTGCGAGGCAAACTCGCGCTCACCCGCAACGCCCAGAGTGGTCATCGGGATGTCCAGGATCGGCTTGGCGATGATCACAGAATACTCGCCCGAGACGTAGCTGGTCGAGTTCTGGATTTGCTGCACCGACTGGATGCCGGTGTCGCCCGCCTGAAGCGGAAGGAATGGACCCATTTTGCCAACGCCAGTCGCGCCGGAATAGAGAATATGGCCGTTGCTCGCTGCCGTCTTGCCGATGGGCGGGCTGGGCGATGATGGCGTGACCCGCGAGCCCGTTCCAGCAGCGTTGGTGTAGGCCGGGAGCGTGAGGTTAGGCGTGCCCGCGCCAAGCGCCGTGGCGTTGGTGTTGACGAAGAATGCCTGAACGCCCGCGCCGTCCGAATAGCGCGGCCAGCGCAGCGTCATCGTGTGCGTGCCTGTACCCGCATCGGTGAACGCGATAGCCGTGCCTGCGATGGCGTTGGCAAAGCTCGTAGCCACCCTAGCGGTCGTCGCAGAGACACGAATCAGCCAGTAGTCTGTGCCCGCCACAAGGCCCGTGGGAAGCGTCGTCGTGGTGGTGAACCGGACCTTGGAGTAGTTCTGCCAGTCGTTCGTGAACGTGAGCAGCAGGCCGGACGAGCTGGACGCCGTGAACGTCTCGCCATTGATCGTGGAACGCGCCGTGGTCGTGGTCATGGTCGTGACGCGGTAGAACGCCAGCACGTCAACCAGCATCAGGACCGAAGGCATCGTCGTTGCCGCAGCCGAGAACGCCGCAGCGTTGAGCGCGATCTTGTAGCCATCGCCCGCCGCGCCGACGTTGCCGCCGTGCGGCATAGCGCCAGCGTTCGTCGTGATATCGAACACCTGCTGCTGAATGAGCGCCGTTCCTGCGTTGAAGATCGCATCAGCCGGAGGCGAGCCAGCGCCACGCGCCAGGGAGTGCCACTCACCCGCAACGGCCGCAGCCGTGGGGTTCATCAGCTTGTTGAAGTCCGAGCGGAAGAACTTCCCGTTCGTGGTGATCTCGTTGATCATTGAATCTTGTGAGCTGAACCCAGCCATTCTAGCTCCACATCGTTTCGATTAGCCCATTGAGCGGCGCTGCTGCGAGCGTTCCCGATGGGTGAACAATCATGTTCAGGAATGCGTCGTCCTTGATGATCGGCATCTGGTTCTGGTCGATCAGGTAATCCACTTCGACCGGGGCCGTGATGTCGTAGATCGAGGCAGAGGCCAGCGGCTTCACAAGTACCAGAGCAATCAGCCCCACGTCGCCAGTCAGGAACTCCACCTGCTCAATCGAGCGGACGCCCGTGTCGCCAACCTGCAGCGGAACGAAAGGCCCTGCGCATCCGTTCGTCGTCGGCGCGCTCGTGATAACCGTCCCGTTCACAACCTGTGTGTTGCAAGTGACCGTCTGCGAGACCCTGCCAGCCGTCCCGTCCTGATTGGTGTAGGTGAACCGGAACTGCGAGCCGCCAACCTGCGCGGCAACCTCGATTGCCATCACCCGAACGCCTGCCCCTGTCGTATAGCGCGGGACGGTCGCCACGTTGATCAAGTCCTGCGTGCCTGCATCCATGGTGATGAACGAGTAATAGAGCAGGTAATCCATCAGGTAGATCGGCAGCGGAACCGCCGTTGCGGTCTGCGTCATCGCCATGAACTTGCGTAGGTACTTCGTGGCCGTCGAGACGTTTGGCCCATGATCAAGCCCGCCGTCTGTCGATCTTGCCAGCACCGTCGCCGTGAGCGGGGCAGCGGCATAATACTGCGGCGGCGGGTTGCCGGGGCTCATAGAGAGGTCGAACCAGATGCCCGAAGCCGTGGCCTGCGAAGGAACCTTGCGCCACGAGCGGATCAGGTACTTGCCCGCCTCGTATGCGGTGAGGATTTCCTTGACGTTGGCGGGCATCAGTCCTCGGTGCCGTCCAATTCACCGGCTCCGAACTGCGGTTGAATACCCGACGAAACAGCCAGCGAGGCCGACAGCGCGCCCTTGTAGAGAATTTTGCCCGTCCCACTCGATGCCGTGCCAATCGAGAAGTGCGTCTCGGTTTCAGAGCCGCTTGAGCATTGCGGGAACTGGATCAGCGCCGCGTTCGTCACCGCGTTGCCCGTCACCGTCCAGCCAGCGCCGGAGCGGGCCACAGCCACGCGAGCATAGCTGCCGTAAGCGGCCTCGCTCGTCGTCTGGTTGCCAGCCTCGCCAGGATCGCCCGTGTGAAGGGCGACATAGAGCGAGCCTGCCGTAGCCGATGGCTGCAAGCCAGAGGCATCGCCAATCAGAGCGGCTGCGGTGTTGTTAAAGACCAAGAGGAGAAGCTCGTTCTCCCATGTATTACCCTTGCTCACTATTCAACCCCTATGGCTCGGCCATCAGGGCCGCGAACGATTGATTTTGGCTTGTTGAGAGCCTGCGCTAGCGCCTGAAGACCAAGGCCAAGTGCATCCGATGTCTTGTCGGCGCGTGGTTCCTGCGGCTCTGGAGTTGGCTTCGGCGTAGTGCGCTCCTGTTCCGCCATCGCCATCTTCTGCACATCCATCTGCGCCCGAAGGTCAAGATCGCGCGCCTTCAAAGCTAGTTCAGCCTTGGCAAGCTCAAGTTCCTGCTGCTTGATCTGAAGCTCGGCCAGCTTGATCTGCGCATCAACCTCGGACTTGCGAATGTCAGCTGCAATCTTCTCGGCGTCGTTTTTCTCACGCATCTGCGTTTCGCGTGCGCGCAACATCGCCTCCTGCTCGGACGAGCGGTGATCCATGGCGGTCTTCGCCATTTCGATCTTCACCCACTCGTTCTCGACGGCCAGTTTCTGGTTCTCGCCCTGCAGCTTCGCCGCGTCGAGTTGGGCGCGCATCTGGTTGGCCTGCATGTCCATCTGCATTTTCTGCATATCGGCTTGCAGCTTGGCCGCCTCACCCTGCGCCTTGATCGCCTCGGGGTCAGGCCCTTTGGGCATCTGCGCCAGCATCTGCTGGACTTCGGAAATAAGCGCGGACGGAAGTGGCGAGAACTCAAGGAACTTGAACAGGACCTGCGGCGGCAGATTCATCTTCGCCAGCAGCGGACCGCCGAACATCAGCAGCCATTGCATGACCTTGTCGCGCTGGTTCGGCCCGGTCGGGGCGTCATCCACGATCACGTCATATCGGAGCGTGTCTGGCTGGCGGACCAGCGGAAGATACTGCACGTTCCCATTGCGTCCAGTCAGCCGGATCAGCCGGCCATCGGACATGTAGCGCGAGATCAGCTTCAGCAGGTGCTTGCCACGAAGACGCTTGTAGCGCTTCATCGAGCGGAAGAACGCCTGTAGGACGCCGTAGGCGGCTTCCTTGCGCTGGACATCGACAACGCCTGCCTGCTGCCTGTCGACAGCGCCCATCATCTCGGCATTGACGCCTGATGTCGCCGGGATCGCTCCATCCGCAATGGCAAGCAGCTTATCGATGCCAGACGGCGTCGGAGCTATGGGCTTGGGAATGACTGCGCCAGATTGGAGCTTGCCCGGCTTAGTCCACACAATCGTGTCAGAAGCCGCCCAGTCGTTCTCTGCCTGCTGCTGGTCTTCGAATGAATCCGCCTCGGCCAGAAGACCACCCTTGGCGTTCGTGTCCACGATGCGCTGTGTCTGGCTGATCTGCTTGTTCAGCAGCCTTTGCGGGTCCACCATCGCACGGACAAGGCCATACCAGACGCCCTTGTTGCGATCGAGCTTGCCGGTGATGAACTTATAGGTGAATTCTTCATCCGGAAGCGGGGTCACTTCCAGGATTTGGTCGCCGCAGCGGAAAGCCCGATAGTAACGGCGAACCTTGATCGACGCCGAGTCCTGTTCAAGATTTGGCATCACGACGATGATGCGCTTGAATTCGTCCTCGGTCAGGTCTTCCAGTTGCCCGGTCAGCGGGTTGGCGACGCGATAGACGCGCTCAAGCGCCCACCACTGATATTCGATGATCCAGATGTCGTCCTTGTTGACCTCGGATGCCTGCCCGCTCTTGTAGGCATCGCCCGGGTTGTTGTCGTGTTGACCGCGCTCCCAGCTGGGCTGCTTGCCGCCTTCCTCAACGCCGAAGCGATCCTTGGCCTCGTCTTTCGGGAACGGCTTCTCTCGCGTTACCCTGCGCGCATCCACGGCATTTGGCCGGCGGGCTGCGCTGTCGATCCGAAATTCCAGCGGATCGCAGCGCTCAATAACCGCCATGCCATCCGGATCAGTGTCGTAATCCATCCGGCCTTCGGTTACGCCTAGTCCGCAGATCAGCGTGTCGCGGAAACCTTCGCTCTCCTCATCCGCTGCATCGCTTTCCTCGCGGATCCAGTCCGCAGCGCCCGTGAAAATCTCGTTGACCGCAACATCCTGAAGCCGTCCGTCAGGGCCGCGCGTCGACATCTCACGGGGGAAATACTTGGCCTCCAGCTGGTTGGACATCTCGGAGCCAGACACAGCCGAGACCGTCGCATCGATCTTGTTGATCGTGATCGCGACAAGGCCCTTTTCCTCGTTCTCCGCCTTGGCTTCTTCCGGAAGCTGCCTGCCCGCAACCATGTCATAGTTGACGCGGGCTTCGTCCTTCCAGTCCTTCCAGTGCGGATTGTCGAGGCCGTCCCAGGTGTTGAACTTGGTGATCAGGAAGTCGTCCGTCCATTCCTCTGGACGCTTCCAGCTCTTGGCCCATGCGCGTGGATCGGGTTGCGCAGGCTGAGGCGGCAACTGAGGCGCAGGCGGATGGACAGGCTGCTGCGGAGCCATGGCTGGCGCCGGGGCCATTCCGTTCGGCTGGCCGTTCATCTGAGGCGGAAGGACCATGCCCATCAGAGAGCCCACTGGCTCCGACGCTTGGCCGGCGCGCGGTCTGCTTCAGTCTTGATCACGCGCGGCTCCTGATAGTCCATGCACATCAGCCCGAAAGCGTCTGCGCTGTGCGATGACCAGTCGTGGTCAGGCCCCAGCCCGATGTTCCGGTCATCGTCCCATTTCTCGTGATAGAAGCCCAAGGCCTGACGCCCGGCTTCAGTGCTCGTCTCGTTGAACCACATCTTCGGGAACTGGAGCTTGGCCGCATCCACACGGCGCATCGCAGCTCCCTTGCCCTGATTGAGGATTACGCTGACATCAAAGCGAAGCTCGTTGGTGCTCGCCTTGTCCCAGTATTCCTGCCAGCTGTTGTTGATCTGGATCTGTGCACCGTCATGCGGCAGGAACACCGAAGCCCTGCGGATATCACGGGAGAGACACCAGTCCTTCAGCCAGTTGATGTGGAAGTCGGGCGACTGTCCAACCGTCTCGTAATGATCGAGTATGCGGATTTCCCGGCCAATGAACTGAACCACCCACATCGCGTAGGCATCAGCCTTGTCCGACGACCCCGCCAAGTCATGATAGGTCCGGATTGTCATCAACGGGTCAAATGCGACCCGTCCGATCCGGCCTTCTGTTTTTGCCCGTGTCAGATGCTTGGCGAAGTAGGCGCCCTTCCTGACGCCAGCGTAATCGCCATCCCAAATATGCGGATAGCCTTCCGGATCGCTTTTGAGGCAGTCCTGACGCTCTTCCTCGAGCACATCAGGAAACCACGGATTGTCCTTCCAGTTCGCCTTGATGACGATCGCGCCGCTTGGAGGCTTCTGCCTCAACATCTGGTCAACAGGATCAGACTTGCGCCGCGGGTTCCACGAGAACCAGAGCTCTGATTTCCTGCCCTTGGCCTTGTCCTCCCAGCGAATGGTCGGACGCAGCATTTCAAGGCTGGTCGCGCTTAAGGTCTGGGCTTCCTCGACCCATGCGTAATGCATTCCCTCCAGCGACTTTATCGATTCCGCGGTGTGGTCCTGCATGCCCTGAAACAGGATTGTTCCACCGCCGGGCGTCTTGATCTCGGTGTTCTGGACTTCGAACTTGTCGCCTACGCCGAGCGACTGGATCTTGTCTTCGATCAGCTTCTTGGCCGATTCCTTGAGGCTCTTCTGAACCTCACGAACGCAAACCGCCCGCGTACCGGGAAACCTGACGCATTCCTCGACCAGCAGCTCAGCGAAGAAATGCGACTTGCCCGAACCCCTGCCGCCATAAGCGCCCTTGTAGCGGGCCGGCTCAAGCAATGGAGCAAATGCCCTAGCTGTCGGGATGTCCAGGATCGATGATGGTTCTGCGGATTTCGTGGACAATGGGCTTTTCCGGATCGCCTTGATGCTTGACCGTGTCGCTCATCCGGCCATGCAATTTGGCGATGCTGTTCAGGGCTGAGATCGCCGCGCTGGGCTGGCCGAGCTGGCGGGCGAGATTGCGATCTTCGAAAAAGAGCGCTGTCAGTTCGTCCACCTCGCCCTTGAACTTCTCGTTCAGTTCGGACGTCCGAAGCATCGCCTTGAGTTCAGTGACGCGCTCGTTAATGAGTGGTCGTTTGCGTAACAGCCTTGAACAGGCCGCTGCCGCTACCTTGTTGTCTTTAGCGGGATATCCAGCGTTAAGGTATGCAACAGCCTGGGATGCGCCCTTGGCGATCTCCTGGGCCAGCAGTTCTTCCCGGTCATCATCAAGCGCCGGCATGTCTACCTCGGTCTTGGCTTGCCGGGCTTGGGTGGTTCCGGGCGTTGTTTCTGAATCGGTTTTTGCGCCGTTGCCCGTTTGGGTTGGCCGTCTGGCGTACCTGTCGGCGCCATCTCGGGATCGCCTACCCGCTTGCCGGGGATGGCATCGAGGATTTTGTTGATCATGCGCCGGCCGAGGCTCGGAGGAGCCTGCTTCACCGGGAAGTCGATCGCATCAACGGGCGAGCCGTTGAGGATGGAGTCGGTCTCGGGGCTCCAGCTTACACGGATGCGCGCTGTCGTCCTGCTTGCATCGATCATGCAGTCCGCGACAGGCCAGTCCTTCGTGACCTGGGGAATGCTGATCATGTCGGGGAACTCGGCTATCAGGCATTCGACGATGACCTGACGGGCGCGTTCCTCCAGCTGAACCTCTGCCTGCCTGACGTGATAGACATGCGTCGGGAAGTCCGAACAGGCCTTGTGGATCTGGCCGCGCACGTATTCCAGAAAACCGTGGGAGTTGTGGTTCTCGAAACGGCGGGGCGGAGGGCCGGGAGGTTTCACAGGCATCGAAATCTCCCGCGAGCCTTGATCCGACTCGATTTAATCCGTGTACTGACTATTGCGATTGAGTCTCAGTCTGAAATGTTCCACGTGAAACGCTTTTTTAACCGGTCGTTTCACGGCGAAGAGTGTGGGCCGCGCCTATGATCGAGGATCGCGGCCCTAGGGTGCATTGGCTCGGTGAACCGGCCTTGCGAAACTTGGAATTCTGAATTTAGGACGAGAACCGCTATCGCTGCCCCTCGACGGGACCGCTTACGGCAGGGCAGCTCACCAAAAGACAGGAGCACGCGCTGGGGGCAGCACCGTACCTAATAACAGCCCACGCGCCTAATAGACTACGGTTCGATGAATATCGCAACCCCTAGGCGATTTGCCAGCCGGCCATTTCCGCCTTGAAGGCTTCGCTGCTCCGGACATGATCCGGTATCCAGTCAGCGAACTGTGGATTGGTGAGCGCGTAGAAAGCCGCGTCCCCTGGCTCTGCTGATGTCATGATCCATCCAGCGCAGCCTTCATACCCGCAGTCACCATTACACGGCACAGCCATGCGCTCCATGAAGCCCTCGCGGCGCCAGCCATCCTTGGTGGCATATTCGGGTCCGCGCGACTGCGACCAATACTTGATAAATTCTGCGCGGGTCATGTCGAACTCTCAGCGAAGCGGTTCTGCATGATAAACTGAATAACAATGGCGGCGACAGCCATCAGACTATTCCCCGGCCGTCATCAACCCGAGCGGCGCTGACTCAACCGTTTCGCCGCAGAGAAGCTCAATGAGAAGCCGCCCGTTCTGATCGCGAAGCTGGATTAAGTCTTCAGGCAACTTAGGATCGAACCTGATTTCAACTGGCCAGATTAATCCGTAACAGATGCCCGTGAGGTGTGGGCCTTCGCTTTGAACCAAGGCGCGCCAAATTTCAGGGTCCTGCTTGCATTGCAGCCACGCGTTCTTGCCGCATTTGGCATCGATAACGAGGTCCACATCTGCGCGTTGGGCCTTGTCCCCAATGCGGTAGGCATGTTCTTCGATCTGTCGGAGGATGCTGCGTCTCATGCCGCTTTGTAGCACTGCTCGACCGGAAGCCGAAGCTCCTGGATGCGCCCGAGAAGGGTCAGGTGGAAGATCGCCTCACCAGCCTGGATGTCCTGAACGGGCAGCTCGAAGCCCTCGAATGAGGGATGGGCAAGCCGTACCGTGTCCCCAATCTTGAACTCCTGCTGGCCTGTCCGAAAGAATTTGAAATGATCGGGAAGATTATAGTCGTCGAAGCCAAGGAACTCGCTCAGCGCCTTCGGGTCGAGTTCGGCCGGCGCGCCATTAAGGCTGACGACGGAGCGGATCAGGTGTAGCCTGCGGACCAGTTTCCACGGGCTCGGCCTCTCGCCGTTTTCGTCAATCCGGTTGAAGTCGAGGCCGATGAAAACATAGCTCGGCGCTGCGCAGAACGGCGTCGGCTTCCTGACCGGGTCTTTCTTGGTCTTCCGGCGCAGGCGCTGCTCCAGCTTCACATGGGCCTTGAGCCCATCATAGCGGAGGATCTTCATGACCATCTGCTCGCGCTGGCTGATGACGCGCAAGGCGAACCAGCGGAGGTCTTCCGTCCCCTGTCCCATGTCCTAAGCCCCTTTCCGTTTGAAAGCCCTGCTCATCAGGAACAGGAGAAGCCCGAAAGCGATTGATGCGGATGCTGCGTAGGTGGAAAACCACTCGCCACGTAGCTGAATGGCGGTCAGGATTGCGGCTCCAGCGGAGACTGCTCCTAGGCCAAGACAGGCGATGGAGTTGCGCATCAGGCTTTCCTCGTATGCTTGACCTGCTTAGGCCAAAATTCCGCCCACCATGCGTCAAGGCAGTCCTCAGCCGATGCTAGGCTTTCAAACTCGCCTAGCTTATCGCGGCGAAGTTTATCGCCGTCCCCGTAGGCATGGGGGCCGCCATACGCTTGGAACTTCACGTCACCATCGTTGAGTTCGACACGATAGATGTGTGCGACCTTCTTCCACGGCCGCTTGCGCTTGTTGAACATCACTCCGCATCCCCCCTGCTTCCACTCAAGGTCTTGATGATGATCCAGCCTATGACGCAGGCGATGAGAACAGCAGCGCAGGCCCAGCCGAAGAATTCGAGGCTCATACGCTCACCATCGCCAGAAACCCGCAGATCAGGGTGAAGGGCGCAAAGACAAGCCCCGGCACAGCGTCTCGGTCGCGGAAGGATTCGTAGGTGAGATAGGCCAAGGCCAGCGTCAGGATTGCCAGAGAGGTCTTGACGATGGCAGGGATGATGAAGGCTGCGGCCGTGAGGATGGCGATGAGGACGATCCAAGGGCTGAGGTGCTTGGTGAGGGTCATTTGCGCTCCGGCTCCTTCGCCATGATCGTCATCTTTCGACCATCGCTGCCGGTGATCTCGCCGTGGTTGACGTAGCCTTCGCCCTCAAGCTGCTTGATGCGCTCGGCCATGTTCGCGGCTGGCTTTTCTCCACGAGCGATTTCGCGCGCGCTCTTCGCGGCGGACACCAGTCGCTCCCCGGCTTTGCTCTTTGACTTTTTCTTGAACCAGCCAAACATCACGCCAGCTCCTCGATCTTGGTGAGGCCGCGTGCAGCCGCCCAGTAGCCAGCTTCGCCGCCATCCCGCGCTGCGGAGAACTTGTCGCCCGGAGGCTCAGCGTCGATGACGGCTATGTCGTCTAGCTTTGGAAGCGCGTTGAAGGCTTCATCGGAGAGGGCGGGTTGATCGTGAAGGGCTACTTGATCATGGTCAGTGGTCAGACTGTCTGATTCAATTCGCTCGGCTTCTGCGGGGGGCTCGACGATTTTGTAGGCGATGATGTTGTAGCGCGGATCGCCTTCATTGCTCCAATCGATCATGTGAGCGAACACTTCGTTGGTCTGCCCGACGCGGATATCTGGGTCGCGGCAGATGATGTCCACGATGCGTCCGTAGGGAACAGGACACTCTCCCCCGCTCCACGGGATGAAGCCTTCGGGGATCTCTACAGCAGCAACCGTGTCTGTGTTTGTTTGCTCTACTCGATCATGGTCAGTGACGACTGAAGTTCGCTCAGCGTCGGGGTGTGCCGCCGCATAGTATTCCTCGGCGCTAACCGGTCGGCGCGAACCATCAGGCATAATCTCAATGATGCCAGTCCCGTACATAAGCGCGTCATTCACCGCCTCTGCTTCTGCCGCGTCTTGTTCCGCTTGGTTGTGTACCCCGGTGTCTATGGGCTCAGGCTCGTGACCGAGTTGAGCATCTAATCCCTTCCCATCATCAGGAGTGAGGGCTGAGATGGCTTTGTCGAGGTCTGCGATTGTCTGGTCCATTTCCGCCAGAGTTCGCTGCGCCGCGGTGATGTAGTCCGCCTGCAAAGGCCGCTCATCCAAAAGGCTCTGACGCTTCTTCTTCAGTTCATCAATCAGGCTCATTCTCTCTTCCCTATCCAATGGGGTAAACGCTACGCGGGTTTTTTAGCTCTACTCGTTCGTGTTCCGTGGATTGCTCACCGATCCAGTCCGCTCGGCGGCGGTGTTGATGACGAAACCAGCGGCGCGCCAAAACCCATGAGTAGGCTGGCAGCAACGAGCATCACCGGACCCGCAATGATGAGCCGGAAGATGTCGCTGGCGAATTTCGCATTGATGGCTTCGATGGAGTCGCCCTTGTACGCAGCGTTACCAGCAACCATCGCGGCAACACCTGAAGCCATGAGCGCTGTAACGAATGCGCAGAGCGCGATCAGGATGAGCCAGCTTGAAAGGGTGCTCATTGCTTCATCCTGTCGAGATACTGCTGTGTGAGGACGTCGATGCGTTGGCCACGCTCGTCCTGCGGCGAAAGCTGTTCACCATCTCCGGTGCGCAGGTCCTCATAGCGAGGTAGCTTGAAGCGACCCTGCGCCGCAAACATGCGGGCGCGCTCCATGGCGGCATCCTCTTCGCTCTGGAATGGCGCTAGCTCTTGCGGTGTTGTGATGCCTTTCATGGTCACGCTCCGGTGCGATGAATGAGTAATTGAGCGTCGATGGCTTCCATGGCGGTGTCGGCCATCTGAAGCTGCTCATCGACCACGGCGAGATGGTCCTTGAGCTCCGCATAGTGCGTGAGCATGTGGTCATGGTGTTTTTTCAGGGCCTCTTTTGCAGCCTCCAGGTCTCTGATCTTTTGCTCAGAGCGGGCCGTTCGCGCAGATTGAAGATCAACTGGCTTCACGATTTCACCTCCGCTCGTGTGCGGATTGGAAAAGCGAAACAGCCACGGGATGTAATCGAGCAGACCTTCATGCCGCCCTCTCCACGGGACGTGTTGACCAGTTGGTGAGTTTGGTTCGGGCCTCAGGCGCCAGCCGGTAGCCGCGAGCCCAGACGGTTTCGATCTCAAGCCCGAGCGGCTTCACTTTCGCCCGCAGCTTGCACATCATCGTGTCGATGGTTTTCGGATCGACATCGAGGCGGGTTGAATGCGCGGCGAAGCGTGTTGCCTCCCAGAGGAAATCCCTGCTCGCCGGACGATCCCCGCACTTCAGCATGGCGCGGACCATTGCCTCTTCGGCCGGTGACAGCCTCAACTCCTTCGGCGCCTGCCAGTCGTGGTTGAAGACGTGGCGCTCCAGATCAGCGACCTTGGCTTCCAGCGTCTCGTTACGTGCAGCGAGGATGCGACAAGTTTCACACATCAGGCCGCCTCCTTCTCGCGTTCCAGCATCGCCAATCGCTTGTCCGGTTGCGCTGAATGGGTAACGGCATGGTGCGTCGGGCAGTAGGATGATCCTTCGATCCGGGGGCAGCCGCAGAAGCCGAAGCCCTTCTCCTTGGGATCGCCCATCGGGTAGCGGCATGAGCCGTACTGCAGGTCCGTCAGGCCAACCGAGCCAGGTACAACGGCTTGCACAGGCAGGGGTCGCGTCCTGATCTTCACCCTCAACTGGCGTGAGGGCGTCGCGCGATGCTCCAGCCCCAGCCGATGCGCCTTGCCGATGACGGCGTTCCTGGTCGTACCGCCCAGAGCCTTCGCAATCTGCGAGCAGGAGAACCCCTCCGCCCACATGCGCTTCAGTTCGGAAATGCGGTAGTCGTTCCACTCGACAAGCCCGGCATGGAACGGTGCGCCATCGTAGCTCATGCTGCTGCCTTTCTCACTTCCACGACGACGCGCTCTGCCGGCACGTCATCAGCCCAGCGCGCGGCGATGCTCTCGCATTGCGCGTCATCCCCGGTGACAATGCCGTTGAGCAGGTCCAGGATGCCCTTGATGCGGTTGTCGATGTCGGAGCGGCGCCGGATGCGCCCTGCCCGGATCGTGACGCAGAATGGGCCATCGACCTTGCCCGGCCGCTGCAAGTGCATCTCGTCAAACGCCTGCTTGTGCCAGCGGCAGTAGCCTTGGCTACGAACCCTGCCCTTGCCTGCAACCGTGACGAACATGTTGTTCACGGATGGCGGGAGAGGCAGCGACAGCGTCACCAGATCGGCCGGCAGCGACAGGACGCGCAGGCCCTGCTCGCGAACCTTCACGCCCTTGGCTTCGAGAGCTTCGAGGGACCAGCCTTTCATGCTGCCATTCTCACAAGCAGCGTCATTGCAGACCGTGCCATTGCGGATTGCTTGGCGATCAGGGATGCTGTCGGATCAGCTTCGATGCCATGCTTGCGGCAGGCCCAGAGCGCAGTCGTGTGGTCGCGTTTGAACAGGCGCCCGATGCGAGGATAGGAATAGCCGAGGCGCATCCGGACTTGCGCCATCGCCTCCTGCCGAGCCTTGACGATAGGGGCTCGCTTCGAACGGCCGAGCATCTCGTCCAGCGTAATTCCATACCGCTCGCAGTATTCCAGTTGGATACTCAGCCCCTGGCGAGCGTTGCGTTTGGTTCCCAGCCCTTCAGTCACGGTTATGCCTCCTGTGCTTTCGGACGGCGGAGTTCCGCCTCCAGGTCTTCGATCTGTTCGTTGAGTTCCTTCGACCAATCGGGATCGGTCCGGGCTGCGCGGCGGGCTTCCCAGCGCAGCCATTCAAGCTTGTCTTCCGGCTGCATGTTCAGGACGGCGCGAGGAAGGCGATGGTCGCCCTGATCCTTCAGCGCCGCGGTAGCTTCAGCCGCGATGGCGTTCTGGATTTCCCGGCGAGGGCCGATGCGGGTATCAAGAATTTCCTTGAGTTCGCCCCAGGTCGGAAACCACTTGCCCGACCAGTTCTGGAGCGTGTCCCGGACGATATCGCCCGGATAGGCGCGCAGGCGCTTGGTGTAGGCCGTGATGGCGAGCGCGCCCTCCTCCGCCCCCTGAGAGCGGCGGACGGCTATCGTGGACAGCTCAGCCAGCCACAGCGCCATTTCGCGGTCGCTAGCCGGCGCCAGCGCATCGGCAACGACACGCTGACAGGAGACGATGTCGGTCGTCTTTGCTGTGGACACTTCGGCGCGATCAACCACCTCACGCCACCCGGTCATCTCGCCAGTCTTCGGGTCGGTCGGGAACAGCATCCTGTGCTTCAGCGTGACTTTGCAGGAGTGCGAGGCCAGCGACGAGACCATTGCCTCCGTGTTGGTATCGGGGTCCCTTTCCAGCACTGCCGTTGGCATTACGGCCACGGAAGCCGCTCTGGCCTTGACCAGCTCGTTCATTGGGTTTCTCCGGTTCTGGGAGGGGGGTTAGGCGGTCGTCACGCTCGCGAATGATCGCCTTGGCGAAATACTTGAAGGTCCCGACCTGCTCGCCGCGTTCATGCAGGTTGGCCGCAACCTTGGTGATCCCAGCTCGGACGTCCTCGATCGTGCATGGGACGCTGCCTGGGGGCGGCTTGAGAAGTTTGATTATCGGGCTGAGATCGTGGGCCGCGGGTCCGACGAGGTTGAGCGATCCGTTAGCCCACTTTCGGCAGTTCTTCTGAAGCGCCTCGAAATCAAAATCCGAGGGCGCGCCTACCTCCACCACACCAACTTCTATCTCTGGTTTTGGTTCTGGTTCTGGTTCTGTGGACGACCGTTTTTCTACGTCCTTGTTTTTGTTCTTTCCTGAACGATTTTCGGCCTGCTGATCTTGATATGAGCGCTGTTTCAGAAGCTCCTGATCTGCGCGTGAGTTCGAGATCAGACCGTTTTCACGGACGAGTTTGCCCATCGCGACGAGTTCGTCACAGACGGTTTTCCACTTCTTGACGGAGCATCCGATGTAGCGGGAGACGTATCCGGCTTCGTCGCTGATCGGACCGCCGCGGGTGTACATCAGGTTCAGGACCATGATGTACGCGCCCTTCTGCTCCAGGGTCATCTCCTGGGTGCCCTCGAAGAAGTCGCGCGGGTACATCGGGTAATAGGGAAGGCTCACTGCGCCGCCTCCGGTCTTTTCACCCGTCCACTGCGCCAGAGGGCTTCGAGGACGGGACGGAAGCGGTGGGCGGGGACGATGTAGTCCACGACGCTGTCGCCCCTGTACGGGCGCTTGAAAATTTCCAGATCAATCAGCTTGCGGAGCGGGGCGCACGGGTTCTGGGTGGCGCTGAGTTGCAGCCGGCCTTCCCGATGGACGTGGACGATGTCCAGCACCTGCCAGTGAGACAGCGCCGCTGCTTGATCCTCTGCGGACACGGCCCGCTTCAGGGCTTCCTCATCGACCTGGGGCTCAAGGATTGGGCTTCCGGTGATTGGTTCGGATGTGCAGGGGAACTTTTCGGGGGGCTTGGTCATGAAGCGGCCCTAACCCGCTCTGCTTCGGATAGAGCCGAAAGGCCAAGAGGCGTGATGACGTGCCATCCGCCGGGGCCGACCGTGATGTAGTCGTGCTCTAGCGCCCACTGGATCGTCGCGGTTGACCATCCCACATTGGTTGGGTGGTGGATCTTACGTGGATCGCCAGGAGGGATTTCCACCATCCTGTAATAGCGAAGCGCCTGAAGCTGGTTTTCGCGAAGCTTCTTCACGCAGCCCTCCGCGCATCCGGGCGCTGTCGGCTTCCGTGAAGTTGGTTACGGTTTGTCCACTGCACGCGCGGAATGGCCGGGACGGAATTTCGGCGTATTTGGAGGTCAGGGGTGGGGATGCTGGCATTGAGCATGGAGAGTTCCCTTCTCCGAGTTGATGTCAGGCACTTAGGCGGCTCCCCCGTTAGCAGCGGCGGGAGCCGTTTGGTTTCAGGCGGTGTCGGCAGGATCCTCGCAAAGCACGCGGCGGACTTCGTTGATCATCTCGATGGCCTTCGCCTCACCGAGCTTCAGCCCGGCGCGAGCGCACATGTTGCGGAGGACCAGAAGGCTTGGTGCAATGAATCTCAGCGTGTCGACTTGGTTTTCGAACCGGTCGATAATGCGCTGCTGCATGGCCGCAGCGTCCGGACAATGGCGCTCGGAAGGGCCGCCCAGAACGCAGACAAACTCACCATTTCCGCCAGTCCTGACGTCGATGGCCTGCACGGCTTCTTCGTAGCCTTCGCGCTTGCCCATCTCATAGATTTCGTCGTCAACGCTCATCCCGCCCTCCGCTCAGAGAGGGTCGGCGTGGGCTCGTCTAAAGCTTTCTCGAGCGAGACGACCTCGAGATCAGTCGGCATTTGTTTGCAGTAGCTGCAGGGCGGAAAATGCCCCCAGCACTCGCCATGCGTGCCGCCATCAGGCGCAGGCGTGCCGCCGATGCACTCGAACGTGACGCCACCTACGATTTTGCGCTTCGGGCTGCTCATCCTTCCGCCCTCCGCTCAGAGAGGGTCGGCGTCGGGGTGTTTTCGATGGCGTCGAGCGTGGCGCGCATTGCCTGGCAGTCAGGATGGTGCGGAGGTTGCTCGCCCGTCTTCCAGACGGATGGGCATCGCATCGAGCAGAACTCGGGGTGCGCCAGCTTCAGATGCTCGTAGAGGTTCGGGCTAAGACGGATGATCTCGCGAAGCTTGCTCATGCCAGCCCCCTGAAGAGGGTCGCAGGCAGGGCGTCACTCCTGCTCCGTTCCGATTGGCATTGGCCGATAAGGTCCTGCCGCACTTCGAAACTTTGGGACATCGCGGCATTCATCCGTGGTGCCGTGTCAGCCCGACTGATGGGCCTCTGCGATTGGGTCGGCGTCGGGAAAATGGTCCCGGCTTTCTTGGCCCCGTGCCGGGAACGGGGCGATCCAGCCGCTCGCGCGGCGGCGAAGAGGGTCGGCGTCCGGCCATTGGGGACGTCATGGGGGACTAGACGTGGCCGGACGCCGTTCGCGGTGGTGGCCGCGAATTTCAAATTGTCAGGGGTCAACCCTGATCCCACACAAAATCTGTTGGTTTTCCCGTTACATGTAATTTTTTTGGAAGCCCATTGCCTGTCGGGCGAGCAATTGGTCAAATTGTCGCTGGAGCGGGATGGCTTGGGGACATTCACGTGCTTGAATTTGTTCACAAAACCGGCGATTGCTTTGCCGACGACGAAGACCACATCCATTTCGTGAAGCGATGGACTGACGCTCAGGGTAACCCCCGGCATCATGAGTCGGTCATGACCTTCTCGGCCGCGCTGGAATGGCGGGCAAAACTCGACGCCGCCATCAGCGCTGTGCAGCGAAGACGGGCTGAGGCCTATATTGCGACATTGCCGAAGGGGCGAAGGGTGAGAGGCTAGCATCAGCCGGCCTCCTGCATGGACGCCCAATCGTTCGGGCTGACCTTGCCGTTCGTGGCCTTGCGGATGCGCTCCATGTTCTTCCAGTCGGGGCGCGATCCTGACTTCACCAGTCTGGTCACAGTGGGGCGCGGAACGCCCGACTGTTCAGCGAACTGGTCGTGGGTCAGTTCTTTCAATTGGAGGTATTCGGCTAGCGTCATGCGGCGTAGAGTTCACCACATGAACGTTCCTGTCAAGAACCTTTCGCGTGCAAATGTTCCTGAGGTGACATAGACTCCTATGAACCTACGGGGACGGCTGCGGGATGGCCCGAAAAACACCCCAGCAGCGTCTCTACCTCAAAGAGTGGCGGGAATTTCGCCAGCTAACCCAGGAGCAGCTAGCCGACCGGATAGGTATCAGCCGGGTCATGGTCTCGAAGATCGAGCGCGGTTTAAACCCGTATCATCAGGCGTTTCTAGAGGCCGCCGCTGCTGCTTTGATGTGCGAGCCTGCTGACTTTTGGTCCGCGATCCTTCTAAGCCTGACGCGATCTGGAGCGTCTGGGACAGCATTCCGGCAGCGGATAAACCCCGCGCCATCGCCATCCTGAAGACCTTCGCGGGAATGAAAACAGGGACCTAGGAACTTTTTGTTCGTCCCATGAACATTTTTGTTGACGCCGCCACGTTCATGTGGTGAACTCTCTCCATAGACGGAGAGAGACATGGCGACCCTTCAGCAACTTCTGGCCTTTGTGAAATCCCACGGGATGGTCGAGCCGCGCATTGATGGCGATGCGATCGTGTTCGGCGTCGAGGCTGTCTACCCGGACGGCCACGTCGAGATCGAATGGGAAACCGTTCGCACGGTTCGCGAAGCTCGCGACGCACTCGGATACTGAACCCTGCCCGCTCCGGATCACCGGGGCGGGTTTCTTTTTGGAGCCACCATCATGACCACCCGCAGCAAACGCCAAGCCGACCGCAAAACCATGAAGCTGGTCTCGCTGAGCTACTACGGAAGCTACTCGTATTCGGATGACGTGAAGTCCACCCCGAAGATTACCGCGACGTGGTCGAACGGCGACTACGGCAGCTACTACAACAAGAACGAAGTGAAGATCGACCTCTCGCCGGAAATCGCCGAGCGGGTCTTCAGCATGATCGAAGCCGATACCGGCGCCCAGCTTCGCGAGATGTTCCCCGAGTTCAAACCAGTCGAGCGCGGCGTCAAGGCGTCCGCTGAAGCTGAGCGAACCTCTGGCCCCGACACGGTCCAGACGACGAACGAGTAGACCAAACACATCGACACACGGTTATCGGATGGAGGACGAGATGGGAAGCGCAGGGTCTTTCACCTTCTACAACGCAGGCCGTTTCCCGAACGATCCGGGCGGCGACCTCTACATGTTCACATGCTGGAACGCCGCCCATACCGGCTGCGGTTGCCACAGTGTCTACGAGAAGGACCTGAAGGCGAACATCGCTGCCCTCGAGCGTAACGGCTCGATCAACCGGACGGCGCGCAAAGAGCGCTGGGACTACACTGTCCACGCGTGGGTCCCGCTGACCGCTCCGCCCGTTCCCCCTCATCACAGCACGAAGTTCCGCGACGAAGCCTTCTGCGCATCGTTCGCCGCGTAGTTCCCCCTTCCAACTGGAGACATAGAACCCATGACTGCCGCCCCCCGCAACGCTCTTGCCTCCACGATCCGCAAGGAAGGCGACTGGCTCATTGATGATGCCGGGAACAAGAACTCCATCAGCTATTGGGGCGGCGAGGAAGCGGCTCGCACGGCGCTGGAGTCGCTGAAGGACTGCGACAATTGCATTAACTGCTCGCGCTGCTCGGACTGCTCGCGCTGCTCGGGCTGCTCGCGCTGCTCGGGCTGCTCGGGCTGCTCGGGCTGCTCGGACTGCTCGCGCTGCTCGCGCTGCTCGCGCTGCTCGCGCTGCTCGGACTGCTCGGGCTGCTCGGGCTGCTCGGACTGCTCGCGCTGCTCGGGCTGCTCGGACTGCTCGCGCTGCTCGCGCTGCTCGCGCTGCTCGGACTGCTCGGGCTGCTCGGGCTGCTCGGACTGCTCGCGCTGCTCGGACTGCTCGGGCTGCTCCAATGTAGCCCAGCTCTACGGCAAGCAAAACCTCAAAGGCGACCCCGAGACCAATCCTGGTCAGCTCGGTCGCCCTGAGATCCCCGTCATCGAGAACATCCACCAGCGCGTCTACGAGGCTGCCTCGAAGCCGAAGGCGCTCGACATGTCCACTTGGCACTACTGCGACTCGACGCACTGCCGGGGCGGCTGGGTTGTCACGCTTGCCGGTGAGAAGGGCAAGGCGCTGGAAGCGTTCTATCACAACGACACCGGCCTCGCCGCCCAGCTCATCTACGACGCCAGCGACACGAGCCAGAAATTCAACCCCTGCCGGTTCTTCGATCGCGCTGAAGACGCCATGGCCGACATGAAGCGGCTTGCTGAGGAAGAAGCGGCCAAAGCGACTCCCGCCGCCTGACCCCGCCAACAAGGAAGAGAATTATGGGCGCCCGAAAACTTCTCGAAGAAACCACCACTGGGTTTCGAACCGACCGCGAGCGCTGGCGTATCTACCATGTGTGGACGACGATGCGCCAGCGCTGCAACAACCCGAAAGCCAAGGCCTATCCCTACTATGGCGGGCGCGGGATCAAGGTCTGCTTGCGGTGGGAGAATTCCTTCGACGCCTTTCTGACTGACATGGGGCCGCGTCCGCATGGCGAAGGCTTTTTGCCTGTGTCCGTGGGTTTGGTTTCTACCACGATCCTTGAGGTCGGAGTGAGCGACGCTGACACAGCAGCCAACGCCCGACCGAATGCCTGTCCCGATATCGCGTCAAAGAGATCATCGACGAGGCGTTTGCGAAAGCCGGGATCACCTAACCCCCCTGTTGGGCGGCGAGCCCGCCGGACTGACGAGCGAGCAGAGCAAATAACTGACCACAACGGTTTGGAGGGATGAGATGACCCCGC